TAAGGACGTAATAGAGCAGAAGGAGGAAAAGAAAGACAACAAACGCAGTGCTTATTGTTTCGTTAGGTCTGAATGGTTTGAGGGATTGTGTTGGTATGTCGGAGTAAATCCCGATCCAATTCGACAGTACGCAATTGAGCGTTACAATGAGTCCAAGGAGAAATGAAATCTATGAAAAGGACGAGGAAGGCTAAGGTTGCTGACGCAATCCTAATATCCGATTTACATTTGACCGATAAAACGCCTGTGGCTAGGACGGACAACTACCTAGAGGCTCAAAGACGGAAATTAGAATTCTTGAAAAAATTATCGAAGGAGAATAATAATTGTCCAATCTTATGTGCTGGGGACGTATTTGACTATTGGAAAGCTAGTCCATGGCTGTGTTCATTCGCTTATAAATACTTGCCTGAGCCGTTCATTTGTACACCCGGTCAACATGACCTACCGGGACACTCATTGGACGAATATCTGAAGTCTGCATTAGGCTTAATGGATTCAGTTGGGAAAGTACAAGTTATCAAGGATTGGGGGAACCCTGTTGTTTGGAATAACCTTTTCATCGTTGGTGTTCCATTTGGAAAACTAGGCGAATTTGAACCTGACAAGATTGATTTCCCCAAGGAAAAGCGGAAAATTCTACTGTTACATGCATTGGTATGGGATGAAAGACCAGCTTGGAGTAAAAGCGATTGTACAGCCAATGAATTGTTGGAACGCTATGGGAAATATTTTGACCTTATACTCGCAGGAGATAATCACCAAAGATTTGTGGTTATCAAAAATGGGAGTATACTAATCAATCCGGGAAGCGTAATGAGGATAACAGCTGACCAAGCGGATTTTCGACCACGATGTTTTCTCTACTACGCAACTGATAATACCGTGGGGGAAGTAGATCTCCCAATTGAGAAAAATGTTATTACTCGGGAACACATCGAAGAAAAGGCTCAAAAAGATGAACGGATTCAAGCTTACATAGAGCGGATGAATAAGGACTTTGAAATGGGCTTGTCCTTCAGGCGGAATCTAGAAATATTCTTTGAGGAAAACAATGTACCTAAGAAAGTGAGGGAGATAATATGGAAAGCAATGGAACGGATAAGCTAGGTAGAAAACTACTCAAGATAAAAGAAGAATTGGAGGAGAAGAAAGCTAAAAGGTTAGAGCTACAAGGCGAACTAAAAAGCCTTATGAATCAGCTTAAAGAATTGGGGGCGAATAGTCTCGAAGAAGCAGAAGAAATGATACATCAGATGGAGAAAGAGTTGGAGGAAATAAGGGAATCTATTGAAGAACAAATTGAACAAATCGAGGGATTGATGGAGGGAGAGGAGGAAGATGATTGATGTTCATATTATAATAAAGACAAATATGGTATGAATAAGAAAATTTAGGGAGGTAGGATTTTTGATGACTTTTGTCGTGATGCTTGTCATAACTCTTTTGGCGGCCGGTGGTATATTAGGCGGTCAATTGAAAGGGAAGTCAGAAAAAGACAAGCTCAGATATATGACACGGGCGGCTGTAATAGCTACAGTTTATGTAGTGGTCACTTATTTGCTCAGACCAATAAGTTATGGAGTGATTCAAGTAAGAGTATCTGAAGCCTTGACGCTACTCCCGCTTATAGACCTCGCTGCAATTCCGGGTCTTTTCATTGGTTGCTTGGTTGCGAATATTTTAGGAGGAATGGGGCTGTGGGATATTTACCTGGGAAGTCTGATTACACTAGTATCCGTATATATTACCTCCAAAATGCCTAATCCGGTTTTAGGAGCGCTTCCGCCGATCGTTTTTAATGCGCTAGGAGTTGCGTTTTATCTATCGTTTTTATTCCACATGCCATATTGGGTCACTGCCTTGTACATTGGAGTAGGTCAACTTGTGTCTGTTGCGGGGTTAGGAATTCCTTTGTATTACTTCATACAGAAGACCAGTTTGAAGGATTTCTTTGATAAATAGTCGGAAGGCAAAAAGAAAGAAAGTAAGGTTGAACACGAAGCTTAAAGCGAATAGCTACAGATGTAAAGGAGGCTATACCATGAACCGTTTTAAATGCCCTGCTTGTGGCGGGGATCAATATACAGCATGCGATACAGCAGAAGGGTGCATATACTGCGGCAACAAGGAATTGAAGAAGATGGAGACATTGGAGCCGAAGGAGGAGACGAGGAAATAAGAGAAATTAAGTTTAGAAGGAATGACGTTTATGAAAAAAATTAAGCAATTGCGAAACAAGCTGGAATACCTAAAAGGACAACGCGACCAGCTTCAGAAAACCATAGATGACCTGAAGGAGAAAATCCGGGATGATAAACGAACGCTCATAAGATACGAGCGAGCGTTGGAAATTGTAAAGCAGGTAGGGTTACTTACGCAAAAACAACTGGAATACCATCTTGCAGAACAGGTCAGCTTAGCGATGGAAGCAGTATTCGATAATCCATACAAATTGAAGGTAAACTTCCAAGAAAAACGCGGAAGAACCGAAGCAGAAATACTGTTCGTGAAAGGAGACCTAGAATTCCCACCGCTAGGCAATGCCGGCGGCGGGACGATAGACGTTGCGTCATTAGCTTTACGGATAGCGTATTGGAGTATGCGACGTGACAAGAAAATCCGACCTTTACTGCTACTAGACGAGCCATTTTCACAACTAAAAGGCGAGGTAGCAAATCGCAGAGCCTTAGCAATCATCCAAGAAATTAGCCATAAGTTAGGATTGCAAATCATAATGATAAGCGATGAACGGGTTTCCCGGGAGGATATAATTGCCAATGCGGATAAGGTTTTCCACGTACATCAGAAATCTGGGGTAAGTGCAGTTAAGGAGATTGCGATGTGAAAGGAGGCTAAAAGCATGAAAGTTATTAAACCAAGCGTGGAAATTATGGACGAGTTTGATGGACTGGATGTAATAAGGAAATTGGAATTGTGCGGGAGGGTTTGTTATAAGTCAGAAGATAAAATTACGGATGATTCGGCTTATAAATTCATTGAAAACATCATTAAACGCGGGCATGAATCGGTTTTGGAACACTTCAGCTTTTCGGTAAAGTTTATTTGTGACAGGGGCGTTTCCCATGAAATAGTTAGGCATAGGATAGCCAGCTATTCACAAGAATCAACCAGGTATTGTAATTACAGCAAAGATAATTTTGGTAGCGAAATAACAGTAATCGAACCTTGCTTCCTGGTTCCCGGAACAGAAGGTTATGACCTGTGGTATAGGGCTTGTTTAGCTGCTGAACAAATGTATTTCAAAATGTTAGATTGGGGATGTACGCCAGAAGCAGCAAGGACAGTTCTTCCCAACAGCTTAAAAACCGAACTTGTGATGACTGCCAATATTAGAGAATGGCGACATTTCTTGAAGTTGAGAACATCACCAGCAGCGCACCCGCAAATGCGAGAAGTTGCCGGTTTGCTTCTGAAAGAATTGAAGGCGAGAATTCCCGTTGTCTTTGATGATATTGAAGGGGTAGTAGGATGGGCGACAAGAAAGATCTAAAGTATAATCAAAGCGGGTACGCTGACCCAACAGCTTATGAAGCAATTAGCAATATCATCAAAGAAGAAAAGGAACTGGTTAAAAAGGTTCACGACCTGATAAGCGTTCTGAAGCTTATCATTGATTGGGCGGGATTTGAACTTATCGGCAGAATTGAAATCAGGGATAAAAAAACAAGAAAAGAATTCAGATAAGCGGAGGTAGGGAAATGAATATACGAGAACTTCAATCGGCTTTGGAGTATTCAAGAGAACAGTTTTTCCAAGCGAAAAGACGCTTGGATACAGTTACGGAACCAGAACTGATTGATGCAGCTATATATGAACAAATGGCCTGGGAAAAGAGATGCCAATTCTACCATCGAAAACTAACGGAGGCGAGGGCTAGTGGGCAAGCGCTACCGAGTCAGCGGCTTGTTCATTCTGGAGGTAAACGCTAAAGATATGCGAGATGCACAGGAAACAGCAAAGAGAATATTGGCGAATAGGGGCATTGAGGGGTATGTGGTAGAGGTGGAGGAGGTCAGAAAGGATAAGAATTTAAAAGAAAGGGGAATGCAATGTTTGAATTAGTTGAAGTAAAAACAGGTAGAATCATGGGACGATATGGTTATGATTTTGATGAATTTATCAAGACAAAATATGGCGGCTTCTTCTCGCTAATAATGGAGGATGCATTCATATCCGGGGATGTTACGCCTGAATTTGCTTGGAGGAGAAGTAAAACAACTGAATTAGCGAACATCATAGAAAATGCGACAAAAGAATAGGAAAGCTGACCGGAAAACCTGAGGCACTCGAATAAAAATTCGGGTGCTTTTTCTTTTGATAGGGGAGGGAGTACGGCACTTGATATGCAGGATATAGGCAAAGCCATATACGAGTCAACGCTCCATTGAAAAAAATTTTGACTTCATTCAATTTTTTTTTCAAAAGACTTGACTGGCTAGGTAGTTTTCGATATAATTATTGCAGAAAATCTTTTGGCTCGGCTTTTAACCACCATGGCTGATTCGACGGCTTAAAAAGCTGTGCCGGCCATCGGGAGGGGAACCCTTTTGGCCAATTTAAAGGAATTTATTGACGAAAACGGGAATTTCGACAAAAAAGGTTTCCGAAGAAGGCTTCGGGACCTGGGTCAACGAAGAAAAGAAGAACGTTTGAGCCGGAGGAACGATTTAGGTATACTTGACCTTACTCCATACAATGCAACCAATCGTATCATTGACGGAGAGAATGCAACCATTGTATATAAATAATCTCTAGTGCGCCTCCGGAATAGAAAGAGTATTTTGTTTCTAGATGCCTAATTTAGATTTAGGCATTATTTTTTGCTTTGCATTGAGCAGGTAATCTTATTGGGGTGGAATAGTTATGTCCTCGAAAAAGAAAGGCTTCGCCCGGACTAAGTTTGGTAGTAACGATGCAAAAAAGAAAAAATCAACTAGGAAACCAAAAACATTACTCCCTATGCCTTCAAAATCCGTATTGGATAGTTTAAAACTCACTCCAAAACAACGCTTATTCGTGCAAGAATACCTAATAGATCTCAATGCCACTCAGGCGGCTATAAGGGCGGGGTACAGTGTAAAGAATGCGGAATTCCAGGCGCATTGCTTGTTAAAAAATCCCAAAGTGAAGCAAGCCATTGAGTTAGCTATGTACGAGCGGGAACAGCGGACGAAGGTAACTCAGGATAGGGTGATTGAGGAGCTCGCAAAAATAGCCTTCCTCAATCCAACGGACGTAGTTAATTCTTACGATGCATCATTACACAACAGCGCCTCGCGAGAAGATACGGCTGCAATATCATCTATCCGAGTAAGAAGAATTCCATCCAAGCACGGAACGGGAGTTGAACGGGAAATTAAATTGCACGATAAGATTCGTGCATTGGAGCTTTTAGGTAAACATTTAGGATTGTTTAACGATAAGCTGAACATAACAGCCGATGCAGTGGTAAGGATAGTGGATGACATAAGCGATTCAAAAGACGATGCAACAGCGACCAATGACGAAGCCGAGGAATGATGCATATGATGACGGCTCCGGCGGTAGATGTCCGGCTTTCGGAATTAATTGCACCGTCCTTTTATGCATTGCATAGGGAGCTAAAAGAGGAACGGCATGATGAATATTGGCTCAAAGGTGGACGCGGCTCAACCAAGTCCACTTTTATTAGTGTTGAGATAATTCTAGGAATGCTAAGAGACCCGGAGGCCAATGCAGTAGTTTTCCGGCGGTATCAAAATGAACTCCGGGATTCAGTCATAGGTCAGTTTGAATGGACTATTGCAAAGATGAATATGGGCCATTTGTTCCACGTGCAAGTCAGTCCGATGCAAATTGTCTACCTTCCTACAGGGCAACGGATTATCTTTCGTGGAGCGGATAAGCCAACGAAGTTGAAATCCATCAATATCGGTAAAGGATATATCAAGTATGCATGGTTTGAAGAGCTTGACCAATTCGGTTCAATGAACGAAATACGGAATATCTTGCAATCAGTATTCCGAGGCGGAGACCAAAGGCGGGCAGTATTCTTCTCATACAACCCTCCCAAATCATCCCGTTCATGGGTGAACCAAGAGGCGAAAATACCGAAACCGGGAAAACGAGTGCATCATTCAACGTATTTAGATGTTCCAAAGCATTGGCTAGGCGAAAGATTTTTAGCCGATGCACGGCATTTAGAGCGGACGAATGAGCTTGCATACAGACATGAATACCTAGGAGAAGAAACTGGAACAGGCTTGGAAGTATTCACCAATGTAATACTCGAAACTATTACCGATGAACAAATTGCATGGTTTGACCGAATACGTCAGGGGTTGGACTTTGGTTATGCAGCTCACCCGGCTTGCTTTGAACGTTTGCATTATGATAGTACGAGGCGCAGGTTATACTTATTTGCAGAGGTTGCTGGGTTGAACTTGTCCAATCGTTTATTATGGATGAAAATTCAAAAATACAACGATGTAATCACCGTTGCAGATAGCGCAGAACCGAAATCCATTGATGAGTTGAGAAGTTATGGCCTGAGAGTAACCGCTGCGAAGAAAGGGCCAGGTTCAGTAGAATTCGGAATCAAGTGGCTACAAGACCTCGAAGCCATTATCATTGACCCTCAGCGTTGTCCATTAGCCGCAAAAGAATTTATCAATTACTCGTTAGAAACAGACCGGAATGGAATGGTCAAGGACAAATTCCCAGATAAGGATAACCATTCCATTGACGCCGTAAGGTATGCATTGGAAGATGATATGATCGGGTATAACATGCAAGGCGTAGAGCTACTGAGAGGTGCGAAATTATATGGCTAAACAAGGATGGCTCAAAAAAGCCGCCGGGGAAATATCGAAATTAAGGCAGGGAGTATTCAGCAGATTTGGTAGCCTTATAGGCGGCAGTTGGAACGTGCCATATGTGCTTAATAGCACCAGGGTAGACTATGAGCTTGCCCGGCAGTTGTATCACAATACCCATGATGACTATAAGTTAGGAGCCGGGTTTGCGAAGCCAATTATTAACACCTTAGCTGGTTTTATGGGGGTACCTCGTTTCCGTTGTCAGGACGAAGAGGCGCAGGAGGTCCTAGACGAACATGTAAGCCGCTGGGTTAGCCGGATGCAAAGAACTCACCAGCTTAGCTTAAGAGACGGGGACTGTTTTGTGATGCTGGCCAACCTGGAGAACAATGACCCGCTTTATCCAGATGAAGAAAACCGGGTTGATTTTATTATCATTCCACCAGAGCAGATAGCGGATATTGAGCTTGACCCGATTACCAGGCGGCCAAAGGCTTATACCATTAAAGCGAGGGCAAAGTGGAAGGACGAAGGAGGACAGGAAAAAGAATATACCGTCTGGCAGAAGTTTACTGCCGACAGTGTTATACTAAAAGTTGAAGGGGACGTTCCGGAAGGTCTGACTAGCGAAATACGTCCTAACCCTTGGGGGTTCATCCCGATTATTCATTTCAAGAATGAACCAGAAGAAACGGAACTATACGGAACTAGCGAACTTGAGCCGATAGAACCTTACTTGAAGGCGTACCATGACGTGATGCTTCACGCTATGCAAGGGTCAAAGATGCATAGCACGCCAAGGTTAAAATTGAAACTCAAAGACGTGCAGAGTTTCTTGCAGAATAATTTTCCAGAAGCGCTCAAAGCAATCCAGAGAGGCGAACAGGTAAATATCGATCTGAAAGGCCATGAGTTACTAATCTTCACAGATGAAGAGGACGCTAGTTTTATTGAGGCACAATCGACAATTGGCGATGCAGAATCTTTACTGAAGCTTCTCTTTTACTGCATTGTGGACGTTTCTGAGGTCCCCGAGTTTGCATTCGGCGTCCATACTCCTTCCAGCCACGCCAGTGTAAAAGAACAGATGCCTTTGCTTATTCGCCGGGTAGCGAGAAAACGTGAAATGGTGGTAGAGAACTGGCAGGCTTTGGCCCGGATGTTGCTAGTTATGCATAGCAAGATCACCGGCAAAAAATTCGAGAGCTACGAAGTAGGAATCACCTGGGATGCCGTTATCGAGCGAGATGAAAAGGAATACGCCGACACCATTAACACCTTGGTAAATGCGCTTAATACGGCTTTGTTTGGTGGTTTTATTAGCCTGGATGCGGCTGTGGACCTGTTGGCTCAGTACATTGACACCATGAAGGAGTATGCTGCCGACGACCCGACCATACCGGGAGAAAGAGAGCGCATAATTAAGAGCTGGATTATGCGCCGCCGGTTGGAGGATGGAGAAGGGTTGGAAGAGCAGCGGGTGGAAATTGAGAGGGAGCTTGAAGACTGATGCCCCGTGAAATAGACGAAATCAAAGACGCTGCCAGCGCTTATCGTAAATGGGCATTGGAAGCCAGGAAAAAATATATCGAGTTAAGGCTGCGCCAAGACCCAGAAATACGAGGTCTTTATATTCGGGCTGCAGATAGAGTGGCTAAGGAGCTGCGCCAGCTGGCTTTAAAAACCCCCTCTAGCTACCTGTACAGGCAGCAGTTAGAAGCGCTAGAGGTGGCATTGAGAGCGGAAGCAGACCGGTTGACTGGCAACCTCACTAAAGTATTCGAGCAGTACATTGAGCAAGCTGTGGATGCTGGGAGTGGATACAGTCAAGCTATTGCGCTAGACCTGTTTAAGAAAGCTGGAATGGATATCACAGGACTTCGGACGATGTTTGCCACTGTGAACCGCCAGGCAGTGGAGGCTTGCTGGGCGCGAACGAAAAAAGGACTGTTCCTGTCGGATCGTATCTGGGAGCAGGGAGAAAACTTCCGCAACACTATGCGGGACATTATCCAAGAAGCCGTGGCCACCGGGCAAGATGCCGTGAAAACGGCTAGGATGTTGCAGCAGTATGTTCGACAGGGAGCGATGACGTTTGCCCGGGACTACCCAAATATGATGAAACGGATGAAAGGACGTATCCCTGGGGACGTCTGTTATGAAGCTTTAAGGTTAGCCCGGACAGAGATGACTGCGGCCTTTGGCGAAGGAACCATAGCAGCGGCGAGAGTCAGCCCAAGCTATATCGGCATGAAGTGGGTTCTCTCGCACAATCATCCGGTGGTTGATATATGCGACACCCTTGCGGCGCATGATGAAGGTCTTGGACGAGGCGTATATTCTCCTGGGAACGAGCCGCATTTGCCGGCTCACCCAAATTGCATCTGCTCACTTGTCCCGGTGCACGAAGATCCGGAAAAGTTTGTGGAGAGGCTAAAAAAATGGCGAGATGATCCCAGTAGTGACCAGGAGTTGGAAAAGTGGCACAATGAGATATACAAGCCTGGAGAAGGTAAGACGAGATTGCCCAACGTATCCCAAGAAGCTGAACGCAGAATCAATCTGGGCGATTTCGAGGATTTGTATGAAAAATACCAGCCAAACGCTTACGGCTTGAATAATACAATTGAAGACGTACAAAAGCATAGTCATTTCTTGGTATATGGGGCTACTCCTGAGGAACGACAAGCGGCAGAGTATTATACAGCTTCGCTAGGTTATAAAGAATACAACGAAGCCTTGAGGTTCCCCGGAATATGGGAGACAACTAAGAGAAAAATCAAGAAAGGGATTCAGACTTTAACTGACCTTATCCACAAAGCCAGTCCATTGAGTCAAAACACAATATTCTACCGTCATGACCAGTTATGGACATTAGAATACCTCTACAATCCAGAAGTAAAGAAAATTGCATGGGACATAGTTGTGAATGGAGATACTGACAAGATGTCTCTGCTGAAAAAACTATTGATTGACTCAACGATACAAGACAAAGGGTTTTTGAGTACCTCCTATAGCCAAGGCATATTTGTTAAGCGAGATGGTTTGGAGATACGGATTCACGCACCCAAAGGTTTCAAGGGCGGGTTATTCCTAGAAGAAATATCCAAATTCCCAAGCGAAAGGGAATATCTGTTTGCCCCCGGACAAAAATTCAGGGTGGTGGATGTAGAGGTAGGCGAAGTTTACGACAGGACGAAGAAAAATCCAGAGATAGTGAAAAACTTGATACTTCATGTTGTTCCCGTAGAATAACACGAGAATAATTTTGTTACAAAGAGTATAAGATAGTTAGAAAGAGAAAAGTTGAACGGGGTGATACAATGCCCGAGGATAAATTCAGATGGAAGAAGGGCGAGGTCATAGGCGAAATGTCGCAGTGTGCGTATTGCCAGAACGCCTTAGATTATGCTACCTGCGCAGAATTCGGGGAAAAGCCTAAAAAATACCGCTACAACGAAGAACCCTGTCCAAAACGAATACCAGAAAAATGAAAGGAAGGAGGGCTATGGAGGAGAAACAAAATCAAAACCAGCCAATTCAAGTTTACAAAAATTCTCCTTCCAAGCGAATTGAAATTCATTCCAAGCATCAAAAGTTAGTCGTGAGAGATTTGAAAACTGGGAGATATGTGAATAAACGCTGAAGCGAAAGCCGAGGCGTTTTTCTTATGGAGGGGGTTTTTAATGAGGCAAAAAAATTGGCAACAAACATGGATAGAAAACCACCCTCTTAGCTGGAAAATCATTTGCGCTATAGGCGATATGCTGATTTTCTTCATGAAGTTCATAATATCTATGCTTATTTTCTTATGGTTGGTGAATTGATATGGCTGAAAGGAGGTGAAAAGAGTGCCAGACAAGTTTACGATAACAGACACTGTCAGCACTGCCGATTGGGGGAGCGTGGACAAATCCCGTATCTGGCAAATGCTGAAAACCGGCATTGAAGAAGGCGCGGAAGGTATAGCAGCGGCTGTACGTGAGGTTTACGCAGTGGTTAAGGTTCCCGTCAATGGAGACCTTGCTCAGGACGATTGCTGGGGTCCTCACCATGAAATCCGGGACGATGGACGAATAGTTCTCAACCGCGCCGGTCTTATTGCCGCGGTGGCAGCACTTGCCGGAGCTCGAAGCGAGCCGAACCTGACACCGCAGCAGAAACGACAGGCGGCAAGCCACCTGCTAAGGCACTACCGGGAACTTGAACTTGAGCCCCCGGAATCTCTAATGGAAGCTGTGGGAGAAATCTCTTCCGTGCAGGCTGTTATCTCCGGCGAAATGCGTGTGGAGGATGTTCCACTAGCTCCTTGGGCGGACTTGAATGCATTGAAAGCAGGAGACCCAGAACCGATGGAGGTCGTGGTAGAAATCCCGGCGGGTAAATCGAGGCGGGGTTGGAATTATACGCCTGAAGCCTTGAAAGCTATTGCGGGAGAAGTTATGTCGCAAGGGCTTCCCGGATTCCTCGGACATCAAAAACCCGAAAACATTGATCACGAATTCCCCACTCCCGTAACTCATTGGGTAGGGGCGCTTTGGAAAGACGGGAAAGCGTATTTCCGCGGCGTGATTGACAAAGCGGCATCCGACCTCAAGCGTTGGATTAAAGCGAACGCCGTTCGCCAAGTCAGTATTTTCGGCGTACCGAAGCTTCAGAAGGTTAACGGAGAAACTCATGTGGTGGATTACAAGCCTTTAAGCATTGACTGGACGCCGTTGAATCGAGCAGGTATGCCAACTTCTGTCGTTGCGATTGGAGAGATGGATGAAATTCTCCTGACCGATATGGCTGATGGAGAAATGAAAGAAGATGTTGGGGGTGAACAAAACATTATGAATTGGAAGGAACTTGTCGCACAGCTTAAAACTATGCTGGCCAACAAAGAAGTGACCCTTGGTCAGATTGCAGGGGAGATGGGTTGGAAACCCGAGGAGATAGCAGGCGAAATTGATTCCAATTGGCTGAAAGAAGTTACCGAGGCGATTGAAACCCTTGGTAAGGTAAAAGAGGCCCTTGGGGTTACTGGGGAGATGGATGTTGTCCAGGTGGCTCAAGATGCCAAGAAAACTCTTGACGAATCCCTTAAAGCCGCTAGGGAAAAACTTATCGAAGAAACTATCAAGGAAAAAGTAGCCGGCGAAATGGCTCAAGCATTGGTCAAGAAGATGCTTCAGCTTCCCGAAGGCGAACTGACCAAGGAAGTCATTGCTGGAGAGATTGACAATCTCCTGGCCGATGAAGTGGTCAAGAACACAATCAGTAAACTCCACATCGACAAACCGCCTTTCATCAACAGTACTGGGGATAACGGCGGGGCTTCTTCTCTTTTGCGCGTAAAACGCCAAGCAATATAAATTTTTATGGAGGTGCTGAATTATGGCTTATGTAGGACAGCCTGTTCCGTCTACTGTGGTTAATATCAATGCCGCAAAGGTTAGCGATGGTAAAAGTGTAAGAGTGATTGTGCCTGAAAATACTGTCATTGAAGCTGGGAAATTCTACTTTCTGGATGGTTTTCTCGGAGCCGCCTTCCAGTCTGTGACTACCGGAGCTGGAGAAACTGCAGAGGTTATACTCAACATTGAGCAGGCGGAATATGAAACAGA